CTTAGATGGTGCTGAGGATGAACAAACTGTGCTTCGTTTGGGCAAACTGTTTGAAACTGTTACACGTGATCTAGGGCTTTCGATATCCGGTCGAGATGCGAAGGTTCAAGAGCCACGTTCGGAGGTGAGTCCCTTAGATGCCATCCGAAAAGTTGCTGGTGGGCAATCCGTTACCACGAATCAGAACGAAGTCTCCAAGTCTGCAAAGCCGAAGCCACGAAGTCGCCGCACTAGCTGAGGCGATTGGTATGCCGTTGATGCCTTGGCAATTGACTCTTTTTGATGATGCTTGCAAGGTGAAGGCTGATGGGCACTGGTTTCATAAAACTATTACTTGCATTGTCGCCAGGCAATCGGGTAAGACTCACGCCCTGCGAATGCGAATCTTGGCTGGGCTTTACTTGTGGGATGAACGGCTGATTGTGGCGACTGCCCAAAACAGGGAAGTGGCTCGAGAGACTTTCAAGCTGGTGGCAGATATCATCCAGCAAGTGCCGTTTCTAAATGCAGAACTCGATTATGTTAGGTGGGCAAATGGTCAGGAAGAAATCAGACTTAAAAACGGGGCAAGGTACAAAGTGGTTGCCCCGAATGGTGGCTCGCGCGGACTCTCGGCGGATTTGGTTATTATTGACGAACTTCGAGAACACAAAGACGATGAGGCTTACGCAGCCTTGGTATACACAACCACTGCCCGTCCTAATCCTCAAACTTGGCTTACTTCAAACGCTGGAGATGCTAGTTCGGTGGTTCTCAATCGAGTTCGAGATAATGCTTATAAAGATGTTGCGAATGGCAAAGTAGCAAACACTCTTTGGATGGAGTGGAGCGCACCACCTAACTGTGCGATAGATGATCGTGTTGCTTGGCAGATGGCTAACCCAGCTCTTGGCCACACAATTTCAATAGATGTTTTGGAAGGCAGAATGGCTGACCGACCAAATGTAATTAGAACTGAAATGCTTTGCCAATGGGTTGATACCATTGAAAACGCATTCGATATGGAGAAATGGGCGGAAAGTTATGATTCTAATTTGGTTATCTCTGCTGGGCATCCTACTTGGCTTGCTCTTGATTTCAACTGGGAGCGAACCGAATGCGTCTTGGTCGGTGTCCAGCAGTTCCCTAATGGTGACCTTGGGTGCGGTCTTATTCAGCATTGGAAGTCTGATGCTGCTATGGATGCTATGCCTATTGCTGGTGAAGTAGCAAAATGGGCTAAAGAGTTCTCTGTCCGTAACGTCTCGATGATGCGTGATGGTGCTGCACATATTGCGCCACTACTTATGCAAAGTCGCATCCCAGTCTTTGTAGTCAACATGGCTATCTTTGCTCAAGGTTGCGATGAAACTGTTGGAGCGCTATCCGGTGGACGTTTGAAACATAAAGGGCAACAGATTCTCACGGATCATGTTGCAGCTTCGAGTCGCCAACCTTTGGGCGATTCATCTTGGAGAATTGGTAGAAGGGATGCGCAGTCTTCGGTTCAAGCTGCGGTAGCGCTAGTGATGGCAGTTCACCAGGCAAGCCCGAAGGCTGGTATTGCAACTGTGGTTTCAGTATGACAAATAATGTGGGGAAGCACTATGATTCGCTCTGCATAACCCCTAAATGCAAATAGGTAACCTTCCACCTATCGAAGAAACCCACCAGCCTCTCGGTGGGTTTCTTCATTTATACATTTTGTTTTGCAAATGCTCAACTTGTGTGAGACAATTAGACACTTATGGGACTATTTGACCAATTCCGCAAGCCTTCTATCAAGGCTGAACTAGCACCAAGCGTAAATAAGGCCGTTGCCTACTCACCTTGGGGCATCATGGATAGTTATGCCGTCACTCGAGAGACTGCCGTCCAAGTCCCAGCCGTTGCCCGAGCAAGAAACGTAATCTGCAACACTCTGGGAACTATCCCACTTGAATTGTATGCAGCTGATGGTCGCCACCTTCGCAAGCATTCTTGGATGCAACAACCAGACTTGAGCACTCCATACTCTGTCACAATGGCTTACACGATTGACAGTCTCTTATTCTTTGGTCGTGCCTACTGGCAAGTGACTAACACTTACGCTGAAGACGGAAGGCCTTCACGTTTCCAATGGATAGATCCACGCAGAATCACTTGGACAACTAATTCTTCCAACACAGCAATCGAGCAATACTCTGTTGACTTAAACCCTGTGCCGATGGCTGGCGTTGGAAGCCTAATAACTTTTCAGGGCATGGATGATGGTGTGCTTGCTCGAGGCGGTAAAACTATTGCTACTGCACACGCACTTGAAACTGCTGCATACAATGTTAGCCAAGACCCAGTTCCAATGGGCATTCTTAAAAATAGTGGCTTTGACCTTACCGAAGACCAAATTGTCTCCAGCTTGAATGCTTGGAAGCAAGCCCGTAAAACTAAGTCAACTGCCTACCTAAATAACAACCTTGATTACCAAGTTGTGGCTTTTGACTCTAAGCAAATGCAGCTTGTCGAATCACGATCACATATGGCATCTGAAATTGCTCGAATGATGAACGTCCCAGCATATGTTGTGGGTGCTGATATGCAAGCCAATATGACTTACTCAAACGCAGTTGATACACGCAAAGACCTTGTGCAAGCAACCTTGCGTGGCTTCATCGGTGCAGTTGAAGACCGCCTAAACATGGCAGATGTAACCGCAGCTGGAAGTTTCGTCCGGTTCGACTTGGATGACTTCTTGCGTGAAGATGCACGAACTCGAACAGACATCACAATCGCATTGTTAACTGCTGGCATCATTGACATAAATGAAGCCCGTGAAATGGAAGACCTAGCGCCTCGTGGTGCTAACGATACGGAGAACGCATGAAAATCACAATGAATATGGACATCACCGCAGCTGATGTTCCACGCCGAATCATCTCTGGCCGAATCGTGCCATTCAACGAAGTTGGAACGCCAAACATTGGGCGCACCATGTTCTTGGAAGACTCCATTCAAATACCGGATGTCTCAGCAATCAAACTTAACTTGCAACACGATCAGACCCGTCCAGTTGGTCGAGCAGTTTCTATTGAATCAAAAGCCGATGGTATTTATGCAGACTTCAAAATCTCGCAAACTACTGCTGGCTCTGATGCTTTAGTTGAAGCAGCCGATGGACTTAGAGGTTCTTTCAGCATCGAGGCTATTGGTCAAGAGTCTGAACAAATAGATGGCGTGACTGTTTTCAGTCGAGCCGAATTAGTGGGAGTTGCACTCGTCACTAACCCAGCATTTTCTAGCGCAGAGATTACAAAAGTCGCTGCGTCAGAAGCCGAAGAAACGCCCGTTTCTGAGGAGACAACCATCGAGGAGGAAACTGTGTCAGAAAACACAGCCCCAGTTGAAGCCGCAGAAACTGTTCAGGCTTCAGCACCAGCAGTAGGCGTTGCCTTTACTGCTCCTCGTTCCCCAGTCGTAGACGCAGGTTCTTACCTAGAACACAGCATCAAGGCACAAATGGGCGACGAGGATTCACGTCAGTATGTTCGCGCAGCTGACGATTCAACCACCACCAACACAGGTTTGACGCTTGCGCCACACTTGAATCAGTTCATCACAACTAACTTTGCAGGTCGTCCTTCGATTGACGCAATTAGCCGTGAAGCACTTCCAGCATCAGGTCTGTCTTTCACTATTCCTAAATTGACTGCAGTTCCAACTGTTGCAGCAACCGCAGAAGAAGCAGCACCATCAGAAACTGGTATGACCTCTAACTACATCACTGTTGACGTTGTAAAATACGCTGGCAAGAATGAAGTTTCTTATGAACTTATTGACCGCTCTAACCCAGCATTCTTTGCTGAATTAGTTCGCCAAATGCAGTTTGCTTACGCTAAGGCAACTGACTCAGCAGTTCAGGCTTCACTTGTAGCTAACGGCACAGCATCAACTGGTGTTGCAGCAACCGCAGCAGGACTTCAATCATTCATCGCAACCGAATCAGCAGCTGCTTTCAAAGCAACTGGTGAATACGCAAGCAACCTAATTGCAAGCCCAGATGTTTGGGGTTCAATCATGGGAATGGCTGACACAACTGGTCGTCCACTTTACTTCGCTAACAACCCAGCGAACAACCCAGGCGCTGTAACAGGTAACTCTGTTGTAGGTAACGTATTGGACAAGGCTCTTTATGTTGATCCATTTGTTGCAGCATCAGGCTTCATTGATGATTCTGCATTCCTTGTAGCACCAAACAGCGTTACTTGGTACGAATCTCCAACCACAACCTTGCAGGTTCAACTGCTTGGAACTGGTCAAGTTCAATTGGCTCTTTACGGCTACGGCGCTATCGCAGTCAAAAAGGCTACCGGCATCCGCCGTCTAAATATCGCCTAGTTCCGCAAACTGGTGGGTGGCTAGCGGATGGTCACCCACCTCCCAATCAAAGTAAGGAGTGCCAATGTCATATGTAACTGTCGCAGAACTGCGTGATGCACTTGGCATTGGCGCTCTCTACGATGACACCACAATCCAATCTTGTATTGACGCAGCTGAGGATGTAATCCTCCCAATGCTGATGTCTCACCAGATTCCATTTGTGAAACAGAAGATAACTTCCAACGTGGCAACTGTATACACTAGCGTTCCAGTCACTTTCGTGGTTGGACAATCGGTTACCACAAATGCAGCAGCACCTTTTGACGGCACAGTTACGATCACAGCAGTCACCGCAGATTCAATCTCTTGGGCTAAAACGCATTCAGACGTGACTTTAAGAGACACCATTCCACATCACTTGATTGGTATAGTCGAAAGTTACACAGGCGTGGATGCAGTTCACCAAGCAATCCTCATGACTTCTGCTGATGTTTGGCAATCACGTTCAGCAACCAACGGCCAAGCCGTAGGCATGGACTTCACGCCCGCACCTTTCCGTATGGGACACAGCCTTCTGACCCGTGTGAAGGGGCTTCTAGCGCCTTACATCGCCGTTCAGACGATGCTGGGATAGCGCATGAGTTTCGCATCCGTCCGCTCCGATTTAGCAACTGCCCTAACGAACGACACACAATGGCAGACCTTTGCTTACCCAACTGAAAACCCTCTGCCAAACTCAGTTGTTATTCTGCCCGGATCACCCTGGGTTCAGCCTTTAACTATTGGCAAGAAATCTGTCATGGTTGCTTACGTTATCAAGGTCTGCGTTAACACAGCTGACAACCAAAGTGAACTAACAAAACTTGAAGACTTCATCACAGACATCATTGACCAGTTGCCTAGCTGGGCAGTCTTCAAATCCGTATCCGCACCAACCGAACTTCAGGTAGGAACTGCCTATCTGACTGTCAGCGACATCTATGTTGAAGTCGCAGTATCTTTCTAAGAAAGGAAAGTAAATGGCAACAACCATCCTCAACGGCGGAACGCTGACGCTAACAATCAACGCCATCGCCCGTTCAGAACAAATCACATCAGCAGTTTTAACTGTTGAACAAACCCGTAATGCTTACAACCTAATCGGTGGAACTAAAGCATTCAAAGTTGTAGACAACAACGTCACCTTGGCTATCGAAGCCATGCAAGACTGGACTTCCGGCACAAGCGACTTTATGGATGCACTTTGGACTGCTTCTGCAACTCCAGATACAAGCGTTCCATTTGTTCTTTCATGCAACAGCCAAACCTTTACTGGTAGCCTTTACCCAGAATATCCAGCAGTAGGTGGAGCAGGTAACGATGCTTTGACATGGTCAGTTACCTTCCAATGTGCTGGTGTCCCAACTAAAGCATAAGGACACTAAATGAAAATCCGCATCATTTACATAGACGGCACAAGTGTTGATACGGCAATCCGTGTCAGCGACCGCTATGCATGGGAAAAGAAACACAACAAGTCAATAACTGAATTTGAAAAGAACCCAGCTCTTGGTGACATTCTTTGGATGGCACACAGGGCGTTAGGTCGAGATGATGCAAATCTTGCTCCGCTCGAAGTTTGGATCAACCAAGTTGATGACTTTGACATTGTGGACTCTGACCCAAAATCTTAGACGAGGGAAGCGTGGGGCGACTGTTAGCCGAGTTGGCAGTC